TTTAGCATGGTAACTCTGGTAGTTGAATTGAGCTAAAATGTGCATGATAGCCTGGTGACAATCCTCAACGATGCCGTAGTTATTAAATGGCACATGGAGCTTGGAATTTGCTAGTTTATGAAGCATTCCACCATCAAAGCCAGTAAGACCGATTACTGGGCACCCCCTGGATTGGGCCACTGTTGTGGCATCGATTATGTTGGCTGAATTACCAGATGAAGAAATAAGGATTAGAAGATCGTTTCCACAGACTCTTGCGGCCAAGAGCTGCCAGGAGAAGATGTGCTCATACCCAAGATCGTTGGCTATGGCCGTAAGAAGTGCTTGATTTCCAACTAAGGATTGGACGTTAAGGGCTGGTCTTTTTTCAGAGTATGTTCCCTTTACAAAATCACAAGTCAGGTGATCCGCGATAGCCGCAGATCCGCCGTTGCCGCCTACGAAGATCCGGCCATTTCTAGCCTGAGTTATCCTCATAAGATCTTTGGCTCTTTGGAGCTCATCGTAGTCAACTTTGTTTAGTGCGTTAGCCAGGGCTCCAGTGTATTGCTTTAAATACGCGTGGATCTCTTCGTGCTTAAAATATTGGTTGCGATCGCGGATATCGTTTGCCATAACAAATTAACGACACGGTGGATTGATAAGTCAAAAGGAATCAGGTGATGACGTGAAGTGTTTAGTGACTGGAGCCGCAGGCTTTATCGGGAGCCACCTTTGCGAGAGGCTTATTGCTGATGGCCATGAGGTGGTTGGGCTTGATGATCTCTCCGGCGGCAGTCTAAAGAACCTAAAGGCTTGCATCCTGTCGCCACGGTTTCTTTTTATGGAAGGCTGCTCGGTCACAGGGGATTTGAAGCGCTGGATTCACCAGATGTCCTATGCGGAATTGTCTAAGGTTGACTGGATTTTTCATCTTGCTGCCAAGGCCGACATTGTGCCGTCCATTGAAAGGCCGGTTGACTATCATTACACTAACGTAACGGGAACAATATCTGTTCTTCAGGCCGCCAGAACACTTGGGGCCAAGAGATTCATCTACGCAGCCTCATCATCTTGCTACGGCATTCCAGACAAATTTCCCACATCAGAGACGGCCGAATTAAGGCCCATGTATCCTTATGCCTTAACCAAATATATAGGAGAACAGTATGTCATGCATTGGACAAAGGTTTACAAGCTACCTGCTCTCTCGCTCCGTCTTTTCAACGTGTATGGTCCTAGAGCTCGGACTAATGGCACTTACGGCGCTGTGTTTGGCACTTTTCTTTCTCAACTAGCTCATGGAAAGCCTCTTACGGTTGTTGGAGACGGCAATCAGGAGCGGGACTTCACGTATGTGACCGATGTGGTGGATGCCTTCGTAAGGGCCGCTAATTCAAACTATAGCGGCCTGGCGCTAAACGTAGGTAGCAGACGAACCGTAAAGATCAATTATCTAGCAAAGCTACTGGGGGGAAACACGATTCATATCCCTAAGCGGCCGGGTGAACCAGATGTCACTCTTGCCGACACAAAGGCCATTGAAGATATGCTAGGCTGGTATTCCACAATGGCGATTGAGGATGGTGTTTTAGAATTGCGCAGGCATCTCGATGACTACAAAGACGCTCCTCTATGGACTCCAGAGACAATCGCAAAGGCTACGGAAATTTGGTTTAAACACTTATGAAAATCTGTATTACTGGAGGGGCCGGCTATGTGGGTTCAGCTCTCTCTCCCATCCTATTACAAAAGGGGCACGAAGTAACGGTCCTAGACACCTTCTGGTTTGGCGACCATCTTGCTGCACATCCAAACCTTCGAAAACTAGTGGGTGATATTAGAAGCAGGGCTACCCTAAGAACAGCCTTTAGTGGCCAAGACGCAGTGATACACCTAGCCTGCGTGAGCAATGATCCAAGTTTTGATATGAATCCTGATCTAGGAAGAAGCATCAACTTTGCTTGCTTTAAAGACATGCTCACGATTCTTCAAGAAAAGAACGTTGGCCGGTTCATTTATGCCTCCTCTTCAAGCGTCTATGGCGTTTCTGATCTTAAGCAGGTGACCGAAGACACTCAAAAGAATCCACTTACCTATTATTCTAAATATAAGCTTGCCTGTGAGATTGAGCTTCAAACCTACGGCATGGGCGGCGTTTGGACAATTTTAAGGCCTGCTACTGTTTGTGGATATGCGCCAAGAATGAGGCTTGATTTGGTGGTGAACATCCTAACGATCCAGGCCCTGGTCAATAGGCACATTCGGATATTTGGTGGAGATCAGACGAGACCCAACATAAATATCTTGGACATGGTAGGGGCTTATGATTTTATTCTAAATGCTGACGAGAGGGCTATTGATCAGCAGATCTTTAATGTTGGCTTTGAGAATCTAAGCCTTATAGAAATTGGGACAACCGTAAGGGCATTAATTGACCAACAGGCCGTCATGAGCTTCGAAAAGACTCTAGACACTAGATCTTACCGCGTTAACTCAGATAAAATTATGGAGGCTGGCTTTGCTCCTGCGCACGAAATCGCCACGGCCATTCAAAGCATTCAATTCAATTTGCCAAACCTGAAGGACCCGATGAATAATCCCATCTATAGCAATATCAAGCAAATGAAGGAGCTGGGTTTGTGAAGGTCCGCTATAGCTATCTGCCGCAGAAGTTTGAAGGATGCCTGGAGCCAGGCCATCCGATTTATGAAAACATGAAAGCTCTTTTAACCAATGGACAGTTTACGCTAGGACCTATGGTTGAGGAGTTTGAAGAGAAGTTCGCTCAACTCATTGGAGCCAAGTATGCTATTGGTGTTGCTAACGGGACTGACGCTATTAAACTGGGCCTGCGGGCTGTTGGCGTTAGGCCTGGGGATGAGGTCATTACAGCAGCAAACACCTTTGTGGCTTCTGCTGGGGCGGTCGATGAGCTATTTGCTACTCCTAGTTTTATTGACATGGCACCTTGGTACACAATGGACGCTGATCTTCTCGAAGAAGCCATCACTCCAAGAACAAAGGCCATTGTGCCAGTCCATTTCACTGGAGAGCCGGTCGAAATGGATCAGGTTATGTATGTGGCAAACAAACACGGCATTCCCGTAGTCGAAGACGCCTGTCAGGGAGTGCTTGCGGAATACAAGGGAAAATATGCCGGCACCTTTGGCGCAACGGGAGCCTTCTCGCTTCACCCGCTAAAGAATCTGAATGTCTGGGGTGACGGAGGAATGATCGCTACCAACGACAAGGCCCTTTACGATAAGATCAGGCTATATCGAAATCACGGCCTAAAGAACCGGGATGAGATTGCAGGCTTTGGATGCAATTCAAGGCTTGATAGCCTTCAGGCCATTGTTGGAAACTATCTGATCGGTGAGACGAGGCAGACCACCGGCAGGCGCCGGGAGAATGCTCTTTACTACGATTCAAAGCTTAATGCCATTGAAGGAATCTACATCGCCCCCCGCAGGCTCCATGTTAAGCAGTGTTTTCATCTCTACATGTTTGAGGTAGACCAGATGATCAGAAATGATCTGGTCAAATTCCTAAACCACAACGAGATTGAGGCAAAGGTCCACTATCCGATCCCACTTCAGGGAGTCTTAGAGCACATGGGATATTCTAGGGAAAACTTCCCGGTGGCCTATAAGCAGGCCGGCCGGGTGGTAAGCTTGCCGGTGGATGAGCACCTTTCTCGCGAAGAGCAAGACTTTGCGATTGATAAGGTGAGAGAGTTTATGCATGCGTGAGGAAAGTGCTCAGATCTTAGAAGAGCGAAACGAAAGGCATCAGCAGTCTCTAAAAGAATGCTGCAAGCTTTTAGGCCTTCAGGATGACGTAAAGATTATCCACACAAAGGGGTTTAGGTGGATGCTGGAATATGACCAGAGCCCTAATCATCCTGACTTTGGCAGGAATATGATAAAGCTAGAGCGGATGTTACAGCTCATGGAAAAGCGGCCGATTGACTTAAGGCTTGAGCCGCTTGAGGATAAGAACAAACGAAAGCAAAGGAATGTGCTTTGGAAAAACCCACCAGCCTCGCCACAGACCTGACTCAAAAGCTTATTCTCGATGGCACAAAGATCGGCTGGCACAATGACCGCGTTGAGGCCTGGCTGCGGGGTGAGAGAATTGCACCGATAACCATTGATCTTGCTTTGACGCAGACATGCAACTATGCCTGTAAGTTTTGCTACGCCATTTTGCAAACCAACCAGGGCTATAAGATTACCAAAGACGTGATGACGAGGTTTATTGATGACGCCGCTGAGCTTGGGGTTCGTGGAATTTCTCTTGTATCTGACGGCGAGTCTACTCTTAATCCGGCTTATGTTCACACCATTCAGTACGGAGCTTCAAAAGGGATATCGATGGCGTCTGGGTCCAATGGCTATCTATTGGACGAAGACCGAATTAGAGCAATACTCCCACACCTTACTTATTTTCGCTATAACATCACGGCCGGCGAATCAAAGCGCTATCAAGAGATTATGGGTGTGCGTGAAGGATTTTTTGAGAAGGTGTGTGAAAACATTAGAACAATGGTTCGGGTTAAGAAGGAGCTAAACCTTTCTTGCACCATTGGCCTCCAGATGGTATTGATGCCAGAGTTTGGCGATCAGATCATGCCGCTTGCCCGGCTTGGAAAAGAGCTGGGACCTGATTATTTAGTAATTAAACATTGCTCGGATGACGAGGATGGTTCACTAGGAGTCAATTATGAAGGGTATGAAGAATTATACAAAGTCTTGCACGAAGCCGAAGCGCTCTCAACGGACGCGTATCAAGTTAGTGCGAAATGGTCAAAGATTGGAGATAAGGGCAAACGCTCCTATCAAAGGTGCTATGGCCCACCCTTCCTCTTACAAATCTCTGGGTCAGGGCTTGTTGCTCCTTGTGGGATGTTATTCAACGAGCAATATAAAAAGTTCCACGTTGGGAACATCGTTAACGAGAGCTTTAAAGAAATGGTCCAGGGAGAACGCTACTGGGAAGTAGTGAACTATTTGGCTTCTGAGAACTTCAATGCTCAGAGCATGTGTGGATCCATTTGTTTGCAACACAAGGTTAATGAGTATTTGGACGGCATTAAAAAGGGGGCTGCGGTGGCGAAACCTTTTGGCAAAAAGCCAGAGCATCTGAACTTCATATGAAGATCATTAAACGCTTTGATCTTTTGATAGAGCCCATGCAGAGACTGGATGTTCCCTTTAATGCTGAGATCCTGCACTTTGGACTGGTTGGCGATAGACCGGGGTTTTGGGCACTCATCGATCCAACCCAGCGCTCTATGGAGCGGATCTTTGTGATGGTTGGTGCGGGTAAGGATATTTCAGACCGGATGAACAAGACCAGCTATGTAGGAAGCTTCGAGCACAAAGCTGAGGTTGGCTCTCGAATGGTTCACATCTTCGAAGAGACATGATCCTTACAGAAGATGACGTAAAGCTAGAGATCCAGATTGAGCGCTGCAAAGTGGCCATTGACGAGTATTTCCGGGGCCAGCAGATCTCTATCGATTATGTGGCACTCTTTAAAAAGCTTGAGCCCTACCCGCTCCTGTTTCAATTCGCACACCTTATTGCTTTTAAGGGCCATGACTGGAAAGATGCTCTAAGGTGGTGTCATGATCATAAGGCAGAGATCTTAGCACACGAAGAAAACGTCAAGGCGGGGAAGATCATTGTCAACGAAAGCGGACCAACCGGCGGCTAAGCAAACAGAGCGGCTCATTGAGCACATGCTTGCTCCTCACATCAAAGATAATCCTTACGCCTGGGTGATGTATGCGTTTCCCTGGGGGGAAAAGAACACACCCCTAGAAAGCGTCAAGGGTCCAAGGCAGTGGCAAAAAGAAGAGCTTTTAAACATTGCCCAGTTCGTTAAAGAAAATAAGGCTAGGCGCTTAGCCGGTAAAGATACCGAGACCTATAAGCTTGCTATCAGCTCCGGCCGGGGGCCTGGAAAGTCTGCCTTTGTATCCTTCATTTCTCTTTGGATGATGTCTTGTCAGCTTGGAAGCTCAACCATCATCACGGCCAATACCGACACACAGCTCACCAATAAAACCTTTGGAGAGATCGGCAAGTGGGCAGCGATGGCTGTAAATGCCTATTGGTTTGAGAGGCTTCAAAAGGGCGTTATCCCGGCTCCCTGGTGGGGCGACGGGATGAAGAAGGCTAGGAAGATTGACTCTCAGTACTGGTATATCAAGGGAGAGCTTTGGAATGAGGATAATCCGGACGCCTTTGCCGGCGCTCACAATGAGAATGGTGAGCTTATAATCTTTGATGAGGCGAGCGGGATCCCACAGCCTATCTGGACCGTCTCTGATGGCGTATTCACTGAGCAAACTCCTTACAAATTCTTTCTGACGTTTTCTAACCCACGCTCTAACACGGGTCCATTTTACGATTGTTTTCACAAGCACAGAGAGTTTTGGAGAACGAGAAAGATTGATGCCAGAACGGTAGAAGGGATCCCGCAGAACACCTATGAAGAAATCATTAAAAAGCACGGTGAAGACTCCAGGGAAGCGCGCGTTGAAGTTAAGGGCGAGTTTCCCAAGCAGGGCGACCGGCAATTCATTTCAAGAGAAGTTGTGGCTGACGCCTATGAGCGTCAACTTGAGCGCTACGATGATTACGCTGCCCTATGTATGGGAGTCGATCCCGCGCGTTTTGGAGATGACTCAACCGTTATCAGGTTTCGACAAGGCCGGGATGCCCGCAGTATTCCTCCAGTAGTCATGAAGGGTGCAGACAATATGGAAGTCGCAAACAAGTGTGCCCACCTTATTGAAAAGCATAATCCAGATGGAATATTTATCGACTCAGGGGCCGGTGCCGGCATCATAGACCGCTTAAAGGAAATGGGCTTTAAGATCTTTGAGGTCCAGTTCGGATCGGCCGCCTCTGATGATCAGTACTACGACCATAGGACAGAGCTATGGGCTAGAATGAGAGACTGGCTGGGTGGAGCGATGCTTGGAAAAGAGTCCGACGAGGACCGAAAGCTTTGCGAAGATTTGGTAGGTCCGGAGTGGGAGCTCATGGGCCGGGAAGAGAAGATGAAGCTTGAATCTAAGGAAAAGATGAAGAAAAGAAGCCTTCCATCGCCAGATAACGCCGACGCCCTGGCCGTCACATTCCACTGCCAGATCTCTAGAAAAGATTGGCGCACCGCGAAGAAATCTGTGTTTGGCGGAAACCGCAAGGCCAAGGGCGTGAACTCGGACATTGTTTTTGATTGATTAATAGTGAATAATTTGCAGCATGAGTGGAAATTCCGTTGTTAGCCAGGTTGGCAATGAATTTGGCGATGTGTTTAATGGAAATAATTCACTAGCCAACTCTTTAGGTGGGGGCGGAATGACTCCCCCGGCATCTCCTCCTGCGGCGCCCACTCAGAATCAAGCCACCATGACGGCCCTTCAACAACAGCTTCAGCAAGAGATTCAGATGAGGGCTTCTAGCACGCTTCTTTATGGTGGTCAGACAAATGGCAGTGCGGGCTCTGGAGCTCCGGCATCGCCAATCAATAGAACCGCCGTAGCGTCTCCATCTGGTGGAACGGCCGGCACCCAGCTCTTATCGCCTTCGCCAACGCTTGGTCCCGGCTTTGGCAGGGGAATGCTTCCCACTGCTGGCACATCACTGCTTGGAAACTAATTATGCCAAATAACGCGCCCACAGGTTTTGACCGCATCGATAACGTCTCAACCGGGCACGCGTGGATGGGCAAGGAAACCGACCAAGAAGAAGAGATGGCCTCAAAGATCCTTCATGACTTTGATTATCTCTTTGGGCTTAGAGGAAACTGGAACTCTCATTGGACTGAGATCGCACAGAGAGTTTATCCGGATCATTCGTATCTTTTTCAAAACTATTCGCAGCTCACTCAGATGGGCGATAAGCGGATGACTCAGATCTACGACTCGACTGCCGTCCTGGCCCTGCAAAGATTCGGTGCTATTTTAGATTCTCTCTTGACGCCTAGAAACCAGTTCTGGCATCAACTAAAGGCAAATGATCCGATCATTCAAAGAGATAAGATGTGCACTCTGTGGTTCGATAAGGTCAATCAGATCTTATTTGACCAACGCTATGCTCAGAGGTCGAATTTTGCTTCTCAAAATCAAGAACAATACCTCTCCCTCGGAGCGTATGGCACAGGAAGTCTTTTCATTGATGATCTTGCTGGTGATACTGGCCTTCGTTATAAGAACATTCATCTAGGCCAGCTCTATCTCCAAGAAAACCACCAGGGCGTGGTGGACCGGGTCATTCGCTATTTCATCATGACTGCAAGACAAGCTATTCAGAAGTTTGGCGATGCTTGTCCTGAGCAGATCACAGCGATGGCAAAGAACCTGCCCGACACCCAGTTCTTCTTTATTCACTGGGTGGGGCCTAACGAGGACAGGGAGCCTGCCCGCAAAGATTACCGTGGGATGCCGTTTGCGTCTTACTACGTTTCTATTTCAGGAAAGAAGATTGTCGCTAAGGGCGGGTATAGGACTTTTCCGTATGCGATCTCTAGATACAGGCAGGCACCTTATGAAGCTTATGGACGAAGCCCAGCGATGGACGTTTTACCGGCCATTAAGACTCTCAACGAAGAAAAAAAGGTTATGCTTAAAGCTGGGCACAGAGCTCTTGATCCTGTGCTCCTTGCTCATGATGACGGCGTTATTGACGCTTTTTCTCTGGATCCTGGCAGCATCAACCCCGGTGGTATAACCAAAGACGGCAGGCTTTTAGTTCAGCCCCTGCCGGTTGGCAATATCCCTGACGGCAAAGAGCTCATGGAAGATGAGCGAAAGCTGATCAATGATACTTTCCTTGTAAACTTATTTCAGATTCTTACAGAAAACCCAGAGATGACCGCTACTGAAGTGATGGAGAGGACCCGCGAGAAAGGTATCTTGCTAGCCCCTACCATAGGTCGCCAGCAGTCGGAGTATCTGGGGCCAATGATCGACCGTGAACTAGATATCTTATCAAGACAAGGTCTTTTACCTCCCCAGCCAAGGCTTTTACAGCAGGCCAAGGGACACTATAAGATCATCTATGACACTCCGATCACCAGGGCTCAGAAGGCTGATCAGGTTTCTGGAGCCATGAGAACCATGGAGGCCTTTACGCAATATGCACAGGCCACACAAGATCCATCTATCCTACATCTGATCAATATCGACGTTGCGGGGCCGGCCATTGCAGAAGCCAATGGTGTGCCTGCAGCGTGGATGAATTCTCCACAAAGGGTGATGGAGATGAGAAAAGCCCAACAGCAGGCCCAACAGACTCAGACTGCTATTCAAGCCGCTCCTGCGATGGCCGGGGTGATTAAGGCAAAGGCAGCGGCCGGGGGTGGAGCAGCTTGATTAAAGAATTAGTGGATCAGTATAGACGGCTTGTTCATCACAAGGCCTATGCCTATAACCAAGTCTTTCACCGCAAGTCTCCCCACGCCCAAACCGTCTTAAGAGATCTTGCCAGGTTCTGCAGGGCTCATCACACAACCTTCTTGCCAGACCCCAGAGCCCATGCTGTGTTAGAGGGCAGGCGAGAGGTTTGGTTAAAGATTCAGGAGTATTTGCAAATGACTCCTGATGAGCTTTATGAGCTTCACAAGATCAGAGAAACCTCTCCAAGGGTGGCGATAAATGACTGAACAAGAAGCAAAACAGGCTTTACGAAAAGAGCAGCTTAAGGCTCAACACCTGAAGAAGCTTGAAGAGGCCGCAAAAGTCCCAGGCCTTTTAAAGAAAAGGGATGCTCTTTGCGCAGAGATTCAAAAAGACATTGAGTCATTTGCGGCAAAGATGAAGAAGCTTTTAGATCAAGACGTTCAGCTATTTAATAAGCTTCTTGATCCGGATTGTAACTATATGGATAGCCCACTGGCCGGCCCTTGGACAGTTCACTGGATGAAGCAGTACATGATTAAGTGTGATATGGATTTTATTGGTTTTCCATTAGACGGCAAGCCTGCCATTGCGCCATTTGTTGAAAAGACTTTAGAGGCTTCGAAGTGGGCCATGAAGTGGACAAAGGCCAAGGAGCAGGAAAAGACCGGGATAGAAGCAATTCTCTAGAGGGGGAAATATGCCAGAAGCAGCAACGGGCGCAGCCGCCGCAGCTCCAGGGGCCGGTGCCGCACCACCAGCCCCGGCTTCGGCCGGATCTCATTTAGCAAGCGTTCCCTCGGGAGCCTGGTTTAATGACTTTAAAAGCGAAGAAGTCAGAACCATAGTTTCTAAGTTTAAGTCCCCGGAGGAGCTTGCAACAGGCTATTTCAATCTCGAAAAGATGAAGGGCGTTCCTGACGAGAGGCTTCTTAGGCTTCCTGAAAAGCTTGAGGGTGACGTTGTAAGGCCGATCTTTGAAAAGCTTGGAATGCCAAAAGAGCCCAAGGGCTATGAGCTTCCCCGCGATGAGAAGACTTCGGATCCAAAGTTCTTAGATTGGGCTGAGGGCACGTTTCATAAGAACCATCTGACTAAGGCCCAAGCTCAGGGAATGCAAAAGGCCTATGATGAATACGCGCAGGCTCAGCGCCAAGCACAAACGAATGCTCTTCAGAACTCCATCATGCAGGCTGAAGAAAAGCTTAAAGGCGAGTGGGGCGCAAGCTATGAGCAGAATGTGAATCTCGCAAAGCAAGGTGCTAAGATTTTAGGCATGGACGCCAAGACCCTGGACACACTAGAGATGCTTCAGGGCCGGGAGACTTTATATAAAACCCTTCAAAGGATAGGAGTTGGTGTGGGAGAATCTACATTCGTTGACGGCAGTGGCGCCAGCAAACCAGAGCTGACTCAAGAGCAGGCACAGGCAGAGATGAAGCAGCTCATGACAGACCAGAAGTTCCAAAAGCAGTTTAACAAGGGCTCCAAAGAAGCCATTGACCGCTGGACTAAGCTTAATCAATTGGCAGCTCCTGGAGAAAAACAGATCTCCTGAAATCAGGACTTGATTTTGTTTATGGTATGAGCCGATCATGTCTTTGAACCATCGATAACCTTTTTGGCCGATGTGACTGCTGAGGAAAGACTCAGGCCTAGCCTTAGGCTCTTTAAGGAAGAAGCCGGACCCGCCATTGGTGGAAAATCCCTTCGTGACAAAAGTTTCAAACTTTTTTCGGAGGTAAACCAGCAATGGCATCGCCAGGTGCGAATAGCAACATCCCGCTATTTTACGTCAACCAGTACTCGAGCAACATCCAGCTGAAACTTCAGCAGATGGGCTCTGTGCTAAGGTCGTGCGTGATGAGCGGAATGCATGTGGGTCAACAGGCATCACCCGTTGATCAATTCGGAGCAATCGTCGCAAACAAAGTAACCGGCCGGTATAACACTATGCCCCGGACTGATGCGCCGACAGATCGCAGGTGGGTATATCCCCAAGACTACGATCTCAACCAGCTCCTAGATAGTTTCGATAAACTGCGTCTTTTGATCGACCCCATGTCGTCATATGTCACAAATTCGATGTATGCACTTGGCCGGGCGATGGACTTAGAGATCCTTTATGGTTTGATTAATTCCAACAACACTGGAAACTCTGGAGGCACTTCGGTGGCCCTTCCGACAACTGGTGGACCGACTGGCGTAGGCCAGGTGGTGGGTGTTCAAACGGGAGCTACGAACTCGACCAACCTGACGGTTGCTAAGCTTCGGGCTGCTAAGAAGATCTTGATGTCCAACTACGCAATTGATTTCAGCTCTCAGCCAGAGATCTACTGCGCAATCAACGGCATCAACCACGACACGCTTCTTTCTGAAGTGCAGGTGATTTCGAGTGACTTCAATTCCCGGTCTGTTCTTGGCGAAAACGGCCTTGTGCAGCAGTTCATGGGCATCACATTTGTCCATACAGAGCTCATTCAGACAGGCACTGATGATCAGGGCGGAGTCTCAACGGCGGTGCCGATGTGGGTAAAGTCTGGTGCATATCTTGGCATCTGGGGCGATATCTTTACGGATGTCTCTCAGCGGAAAGATTTGCAAGGACTGCCCTATCAGGCATACGTTAAAGGAACATTTGGTGGAACCCGTCTGGAAGAGAAAAAAGTCGTCCAGATTTGGGCACACTAGGGGGATGACATGAGTACATTTTTAAAATCAACTCTGATCACAAACCGAGATGCTGTCCCAAAAGTTCTAACAGATGGACTGCTTGCGGGTGGCGAGGTTACACAAACAATCGGCAGTGTTCTAACCGGATCTTCGGATCCGGCCGGGACTTACTACCGCTTGGTATCTGTGCCCTCAAACGCAAGGCTGACGCAGCTCTGGTGGCAGGCACAGGCCTTGTCAAACAGCTGTATCTTGGATGTGGCGGTTCTTTACCCAGAGGCTATTCCTCAGGGTGGGGCAAACTTCATTCCATCGGCGTGTGCTGGTATCTTGATTTCTTCAAGCATCTTTGCGGCAGGGCTAACGGCTGGCTTATCGAATGCCTTGACGGATATCACGAACAACTCTGGAAACTATTCGATCCCACTCCAGGAGACTCCGCTTTGGAACGTTCTTGGAATATTTACGGCAGATCCTGAGATCCCGTTTGATCTTGGATTTTCTGTCCGGGTGACAAATAGTGCATCTGGCTACGTTGGCCTGAAGTGCGCCTATCAGTACTAAACCACTGGGGAGAGAAATCTCCCCTTTGTTTTTGGGGGTCCTTAAATGGCTACGAAGGTATTTCTATTTAGTCCTGGCGGAAGCCTTGAGACTGTTGTTGAAGGCGTTGGTGCCGCGATTCAATCCTCTTACGTTGTTGCGTTGACTGTGAATACAGCAACAAACGTTATTAGTGATAACGGCACTACCAGGCAGGCGCTAAAGAGTGAGGTTCAGCAGGCAATTCGCATTTTGGAAGAATATATTATCCGAGACACTGGGTCAGACTGGGGCTAATCGATGCAGTCACAGGGTGGAATACTGGCTGGCGGAAGTTTCATTGGGCAGAGCTCTGTGGGCACTGCCCTTCAGTGGAATGGCGGCCGGGCTGCTATAGTTATTAGCGCTCTCGTTTACCAAGCCTCTCCCGGTCTTCAGCTTCAGATCCAGGCACCTTCTAGCAATGCTGGTGCGTCTGGTGGAAACTGGGTGAACATTGCTTCTAGTTTTGTGGCGGATCAGATGTTTACGTTTGATGCCCCTCGCGGGAATTATCGCCTTGCAAATAACAGCGCCAGCTCTGTCATCGGCGTTAATGCCGCGATGGTTACGGTGCAATACTAGGGAGCTTTAAAGTGGGCTCTACCACAACGCAAACAACCATTGCCAATAGAGCCCTTCAGATCGTTGGCTATCAGCCAATCAGTTCCATTCAAGAAAACTCCCGTGGCGCCAAGGCCATGAACCGCGCCTATCAGCCGGTGCTTTATTCAGAGCTTAGAAAGAATTATTGGAACTTCGCTACCGTCAGAGCCTCTTTACCACAGGCTGCGGTTGGGCCAACCTTCGGGCCATCAAACTACTTTCCCCTGCCACCGGATTTTTTATGTATAGCTCCTCCTGATCAAACCTTTGGGGTGGGTGGCATTGGAAATTTGATAGGCAATGGCATCTTATCTGGATCTCCCATTATCACGGGCTCACCGATTACAGATTGGCTGATTGAGGGAAATCAGATCGCCTCGAATCAGGCTGGTCCATTAAATATTCGCTACATATCTAATGCTGTGACTGAGTCCATGTTTGACCCGTGCTTTGATGAGGCCTTCTCGGCGGCGCTAGCTACGATGTGCTGTGAGGAGCTCACCCAGTCAAATACGAAGCTTGCGGCCTGTGCGAAGATCTATGAAGACGCGATAGAGACGGCTAAGAAGAGAAATGCCTTTGACGGCAGGCCTATCCAGCCACCTACGGATAGCTTCGTTATTGCGAGATTTTAATGCCAAAAGAGTCAAAGCTTCAGCCAGGGTTTCAAACTGGAGAGATCTCAAACCAATCTAAGGGCCGGGTCGATAACCCACGCTACGAGACCGCTCTAGATACTTGTATAAACTATATCCCACTTACCCAAGGCCCATTGATCAGGAGGCCAGGAACTAAGTATGCGGCAAGTGTAAAGAACCCGGCCAAGCCTCCGGTTCTTATTCCTTTTCAATTCTCGCAGAATCAAAACTTCATGCTGGAGTTTGGCGATAAGTATATTAGATTTTACCAAAACGAAGCCCAGGTTCTTTGCAACACCTCTGCGGTTTTCTTTCAGGTGCAGGGTCTTTATGGCCAGCCCGATAGGCTTCAACAGTTTCAGCTCAATGGCGTAAGGGTTAATGCTCTACCTGGCCCTGGCGAAGTTATAACTTCAGCTAGTTTCTTATCGACCGGCTCTGTGCTTGAGCTTCAAAGCCCCTATGCGTGGGCCGATCTGAACTTCATAAAGTTTTCCCAGAAGCAAGATACCATCTATCTGACCCACCCATCTTATCCGGCCGCAAAGCTTCAGCGGACTGGGCTTAATTACTGGGACTTAAAACAGATCCTCTTTCAAGATGGCCCGTATCTGCCTCTTAACTCTTATGCGTCTATAGCAGACTCTGCCAACATCGTCCTTCAGCCGGTGAATGCCGGTTTCTCAACATTAACCACGGAGCCGGCCTATAGTATAACAAGCACCCAAAATGTGCTGGGCCTTATTCAGGTCAATGCTCCTGGACATACGTTTAATAATGGCGATCGTGTTTTCATCTCTGGAGTGTTTGGCACCACAGAGGCCAACAACGTCACCAGTGCCGCAGCTCCTGTGTTTACAAACTCTTCTCCGTCTCAGGCCTATTGGACTGCGATTAACGTTGTAACCAATAGCTCTTTACAGCTAGCAAATTCAATATTCATTAATAACTACGTTGGCTCTGGCATTGTTCAACCGGCTCTCTTTCAGCTCATAACGACCTCAAGCGTTGTTATGATTGGATCAAGCGTTGTGAACCAGAGCGCCTGGGAAGATGTTCAGATTGGATCTAGCCAGCTTTCTTTAAGAACCATTGGCCTGATCAATAACGGGAACCGCTATTGGGGCCATATCAATCAGGTCTATGATGCAGCTCACTGCGCAGTAGAAATGGGCCAGGGTCAGAACCTGCCGCTGGTGAATTCGACCATTGCGGCAAGCGTATTCTGGCAGATGGGTGTTCATAACCTTGCCCTTGGCTTTCCATCAGCTACGTGCTTTCATCAGGACCGGCTGGTATTTAACGGCCCCCAGGCTTATCCACAAGAGATAGATGCGAGTATGACAAGCATCTATGAGGTCTTTTCTGCCAGCGGTTCTAACATACAGGTCAATGCCAACAATGCTTTACAGTTCAGCCTTAATTCTCAGGATTTAAACTCCATTCAGTGGATGAAGTCCAATGTGCAGGGGCTCTTGTGTGGGACTCAGGCCGGGGAATGGGCTATAACTTCGGCATCTCAGAACACGGCTCTTTCGCCAACCTCTATCCAGGCAACTCAGGTCACAGCCTTTGGCAGCTACAATGCTGACGCCATTCTTTCTGGCAACGCTGCTTTATATATTCAAAGGGCCCAGAGAAAAGTAAGAGAGCTTTTATACTTCTGGCAGGTGGCGAACTTTAGATCCACAGACATCTCAACGCTCTCTCAAACGATTACCCTTCCTTCTATCATAAAACTTGTGAATCAAAAGGAGCCTCATCCAACGATCTGGGGGATTAAGGGAGATGGAAACCTGATCTCTCTCACCTATAACCGTGACGACGTGACCCTAGAGGCCGGTGCTGCGTGGGCCAGACATAAGCTTGGCGGACAGAGCGATACATCAGGAACGCCACCAAAGATCACAAGCATCGCGACCATTCCATCTAGTGATACGACCTTTGATGAGCTCTGGATGGTGACCAATAGATCTGTGAATGGCGCCCAGGCTGGCTTTATCGAGTACACCACAAAGCCATTTGATGATGTGACTCCGCAGGAATTAGCCTATCACTTTGACGCTGGCGTGACCTATCAAAGCTCAATTATTGTGACCGGCTTTACTCAGTCGACAGCGGGCTGTACGGTGACGGCTCCAAACCATGGACTGGCTAACTCGAGCGTGGTGAGATTTTATAACACCATCGGGATGAACATTTCCTATACGGACGTGAATGGGAACATCAATTCCTCTAACGCATTTAACTATCAAACCTTTGTGGTGCAGAGCTCTACGACAAACACGTTTGTGCCGTTTAACTTTAATGGCCAAACCATCGATACCGGCTCCTGCAGTGCCTATATAGGATCCGCCATCGTTAGAGCCCTGGTGTCTCAGATCTCAGGGGTTACCTGGCTTGCTAATGAAACAGTTAGCCTTCTTTGTGATGGAAAGATTTGTGCCAATACGACGGTGTCTCCGGTGGGGACCGTTGGGCTGCCGTTCCCGGCCGCTGTTGTGCAGGTAGGCTATGCCTATAACAGTGATGCCAAGATGCTTAGGACTCATGATGGATCGGCGCAAGGCACCTCGATTGGATCCACCCGTAGGGTTAATAGGGTGGCCTTTATGCTCCATAACGTTGGTGACTTTAGTTTTGGAAACTCATTTACTAGCCTAATACCGGCAGAGTTTGTGAATGGTGATGTGAATAGTGCTGATACCATGGTTCCCTTGTTTAATGGGATTATCAGGGACGGCATTGAATCTGACTATGGCTTTGATGATCCGGTGTGCTTTAGACAAAGCTCTGGACTTCCAGGGATGGTCCAGGCCGTGGTGAGATTTCTGGAGGAATTTGATGTCTGAGCTCGTGCCCTTTAGACGGTGGCATCTCTTAAAGCTTTTAGAGGAGCCTATGAATAAGTCCATGGCGCCACATTTTTCACATAGCGACATTGAGCGCATGGAGAAGATCGGCTCTGTGAGCTTTATCTATAAGGGTGAGCTTATGGTCAGTGGCGGCATATCGCCATACTGGGCCGGCCGGGGGCAATTGTGGGCGATGTTCTCTGAGAAAAGCAAGCATCACTTTGTGCCCACGTACCGGGTGATCAGGCGATGGCTTAAAGAAGAAATCGGCACCAGATATCAAAGAATTGAGCTCTCTGTTGGGTGTCAGTTTCTAGTTGGCAAGCGTAGGGCAGAGATGCTGGGGTTTCATCTAGAGGTAGAGCGGGCGAGAAGGTATCTGCCTAGCGGTGAGGACTGCGCTCTTTATTCGATGGTGAGGGAATAATGTCTTCATTCATTGGAGGACCATTTCAAGCAGCCGGAGCCCTAGAGCAGGGCCAACAAGAGAGCCAGCTCTATAACTATAACGCCCAGGTGCAGACCAATAACGCCAATTTGGCGCTTAGATCGGCAGCCCTTAATGCTCAGAAGCAATCTGTGGCGGCCACGAGAGCTATTGGCGCATCAAAGGCTGCATACGGCGCAAGTGGCGTAACTGGTGATTCTGGATCAGTGATGTCTGTGATGGCCTCATCTGCTGCCAACGCGGAACTAGACCGGCAGAATATTCTTTATGGTGGTCAGGTTAAGGCGATCAACTATGAAAACCAAGCCAGCCTTGATCAGGTGGCCGGCAACAACGCCCTCAATGCTTCTTACTTTAATGCTATAGGATCCATGTTTGGTGGTGTTTCGCAGTCTATTGGAAACTCGTCTGGTGGAAGTTCTGATGGGGCTGATGCTGAAGGCAATGAGCAGGGGATTGATGAAGTCAATAGCGGGTCTGGCGAATCAACGGCCTTAGATGCAACTGGCGGCGATGAAGCCTTGGCGGCGGTATAGATGGCACAGATTGAAGAGTACACACCCCAGATAGAATCACCCGGCCCCGTTGGCGGAGTCTCTCCAGACATCCAACAAGCAGGAGCCATGGGGCGAGGTCTAGAGCGAATGGGTCAAGACATTTCCCAAGGTCTTGGCTATATAAGGGAGCGCACAGCCCAGCAGGAAACGGCCGATGTGTATGCTCAGTTTGCTGACCAAAGGGCTTTTCAAACCGCAAAGCTTCAACAGCAAACACAAGATGGCTCTCTTGATGTTGATCAATTCATGCAGGAGTATGACGACTCCACCACAGACGGCAGCCAAAACCTAACGACCCCACAGGGAAAGAACTTCTTCGGGCGCCAGCAAGCCAGGCTTAAGGGCCACCTTTTGCAAACCGCGATGGCTGGCAAGGCACAGATCGCAGCCCGTGAATCACAAGGTCAATGGCAGGACGCAGTAAACAAGAATTCATCTGTCCTCATGCAAGATCCAACATCATTTGAGGATGTGCACAATCAAGGCCTAGAGGCCGTAGATCAGATGATTCAATCTGGTGGCCTGCCAGAAAAGTACCGGCAAAAAGCCATAGACACTATGCAGTCTCAATATGCGGAGGCTGCCCTTATCGGCTATGCCCAGCAAGATCCTGCAAAGGCCCAGCGAATGCTTCAAGGTGACGGGCTTGGGCAATTCCTAACCGTCCAGCAAAAAGAACAGATTCAGGGCAAGATTGATCACTATGAAAACTCTAAAAACGTAGAGGCAGAGCGGGCACAAAGGGCGGTAGACCTTAAGCGTAAGGCCACGTCTGATCAGTTTGGGGCTGCTCATATTCAGGCTCTTGAATCGGGTACGCTGAGCCAGGATACAATCAACCAGGCTGCCAAAAATGGGACAATCAGCTGGGAGCAGGCCGACAGGTTTACCGAAATCAATAAGCGCCAAGCGGCGCAAGACTTTAAAGCAGATCCTAGAAAGCAATTAGATCTCTATCGCCGTATCCTTGATCAGCAAGCTCCCGATGCGATTACTAGCCAGGATCAGATTTTTCAACAGGTGGCCACTGGACAAATTCCACCAACGCACATGAATTCATATCTTGAAGCCTTTGGGAAAACAGATCTTGGAAAAGCTCAGGACTTTGCATCTAAGGCCATTTTAATTCAGGCCAATCAAATACGGGCCAAGGATCCACTCACTGGTAACTTTGATCCCAAGAATGATACGGCGGCCACACAGTTCATGATGGATTATTTTAAGGCTCGGCAGAAGATTAAAGCGGCCGGAGGCAATCCTGACGATGCGGCTAATCCAAATAGCAAGGATTATTTCGCTACACCACAAACTGTTTCTCACTACAGAACGAATTGGCAGGATCAGCTTCAGGGCCAAGCGCAGGACAGGGTGGATAAAGCAAACGGATATAAAACAACCGGCGATAATCCAAACCCAACTCCAGTGCCAGAGGCGGCAAGGCCTGGAGAAGATCCAGAGGCTTACCTAGCTAGAATAGCCAAGAAGGGTGCCGCAAAGGCTGCTCCAGCGGCTCCCGATCGGACAGAGATCGCGTTACCGGATTCCCCAATTTTAGAGGATTACCTAGCTAGAATAGCCAAGAAGGGTGCCGCAAAGGCTGCTCCAGCGGCTCCCGATCGGACAGAGATCGCGTTACCGGATTCCCCAATTTTAACAGCAAAACCTGCCGCTAGTGGCGATGACATTAGCTCTATAGGAGCAGCCATTGGTTATAAAACCGATGCTGAGCAAAAAGCTATTAGTGATGCACGAAAGAAGAGAAATAGGGAAATAGACCGTGGACGCTGATCAGCAGCCGGCCGGCCTTTTAAAGGCACAGCAACTTAAGTTTGGTGGCTACACTGATCAACAGGTCGATGATTGGAAATCAGCCACTGCACAAAAATTGCAGCAGGGTGGATATTCGGCAGACCAAATCAATCAATACTTTGGCCGCAAAGAGCCTGATATGTCAGGTTTTAAGAGCAAGGTAGCAGATAATTTAAAGAAGAATGGATATGTGCCGCCCACCGGGCCAATTGAGGCAAAGGGGCTGATTGAAGCAGCTAAGGCCGGTTGGGAGCAGGGCAACGTTGGAATGTTTGTTGGTGGAAAGCCTGATACTGTTTTGGGCCCTGACGCTGGTTATGGCCAACACTTTGTAGCCTCTGCGGCCCAGATGTTGGGAGACTTTCCAACAATGCTAGCTGCTGGTGGTGCAGCCTTTGAGACAGGACCCATTGGAATGGCTGCTGCTGCTTTTGCGGCCCCCCCAGCAATTCGTAGTCTGCTTACGGATGAATATAATAAGCCTGGTGGAATAGACAGCGCTGGAGAAATGGCCAGCAGAATAACCAAGGCTACTATTGAGGCCATGAAGGGTGCAACGGTTGGCGTTGCTTCTGAGCTTACCGGTGGGTTGGGTGGTGCTTTGGCTGGAACAGCTGGAAGGGTTGCGGCAGAAATCGCCGCACAAACCACAGTCTCTAGCGCTCTAGAGGGCCATCTGCCAAGCAAGAATGATTTCATCAATGGTGCCATTGCCATTGGTGGGCTTCATGCCGTTGGCTACATAACCCCAAAGCTAATGAACATCTATAAGAACACAGGAGCCTTGCCTCATGAAACGATTGAAGCAGCCAGCAATGATCCAGCCTTAAAGGGTGAGTTGTTATCTGAGAATCAGGATATTCCCAAGGATGCGAAAGGGTCTGAGCCCCCTCCGCCATCCGAGGATCAGACAAAGTCAGAGGATGGTTCTAACGTACCCGCCACGATCCCTAAAGAAGAAGACACAAAGCCAGGGGCCAGTGCTGCCCGTGATGAAATTCTATCACGGATCGGTGAGAAAAAAGAGCCTGCAAAAAAATCACTAGTAGATACGGTTTCAGATGGCATCGATTCTGCGGTAGCCAATGGGCTCGATTATACGACAGCTGTTAAAGATCAAATTGAGGCGCTTGGCGATAAACTTGACAATCCTGAAAATGCCCATGTGCTTATGCGTATCTTTGCGGCAGTCAACGATAAGGTCGCACAGTTCTTAGATGTGGGAACGAGAGATTTCAATACGGCAGAGGTCAATGGCGAATCTCTCATGGATATTTTTCAAGAGTATAAACAAAAGACCGGGGACATTCTTCTTAATAACTTCAAAGCCTTTGGTATCGCAGCCCGGACATTAGAGCTTGGTCTTCGTGGCAAGGATCAGCCGGGCACAGAGAACAGGTCTGATGCGCAGTCTGCCGATAGAGAGTTTCTTCGCAACAATCCACAGGTGGCACCATTCTTTCAGAGATTCGTGGACTTTGGCAATAGGGTTATTGACTACGTCGCAGCTTCCGGCCGGTATTCTCAAGAATCAGCCGAGGCCATCAAGGATCTCAACCAGCGCCACATCTCTTTTAAGAAGATCATTGAGCCAGATCCCATCACTGGGCTTACTCCCAGTGGCTCAAGGGCTATAAAGAAGATTGGGGACTCTGATTTAAAGCTACAAGATCCCATCCTCTCTCGCTTGAAGGATCTTAAGGCCCTTATAGAGCTAGCCCATATCACTAAGGCACATAACACTTACATTTCTGACATGCTGGGAGAAGATCTTCAGCAGCATCTTCAAGAGCCTGTCCCCGGCCAGGCGCTATTAGGTGGTGAGGTAGAAGAAACGGATACCCAAAAGCCGGATGCTTTGATTAGAAGGTCGAAGAATCAAACTGGGCCGATGGATCCAAAGACTCAGGTCGCTTACTGGGACAACGGCAAAAGAACCTTGTTTGATGTCCCTAAAGAAGTGGCCGCGTCTCTGAATCGAATGGTCGGAAATGATCCAGCCATCTCAACCTGGACCAGCCTGCTTAAACCATTCGCTACTGCCTTAAGAATAGGCACCGTAGATAACCCATTGTTTGCTCCAAGGCACGCATGGAGGCAGGAGCTCACGGCCCCGACGCTTTCGCAAACGGGCCTTAAGATGTTTCAGGCCTTTTCCTATCTGCCAGAGTTTTTAAAGGGCGGGGATAAAGTTCAAAACTTTTTTTACGATGGTGGTGCGGTCAGCTCTTTAAAGCCACTGGCTGAAAACTATCTTGATAACAAGATCTATGAGCTAAACAAAGATGCTCCATTTACAGATAAGGCATGGAACCTGGCCAAAAGGGTGGGTGACTTCTCCCACATGCTTATTGTAAGCCACGATAACATGATTAGGTTTGCTGAATATTCCAGGATGCTTGATAAGGGTGCTAGCCGGGTGGAGGCTGCCTTTGCGGCCAGAGAAGTGCTGCCTGACTTTCAAAAGCAAGGGCTTCAAAGAAGTGCTCTCCTTCAGATCACGGCCTTCCTAAACGTCCATCTTCAGGGGCAATCTAGAATGTTTCAGGCCCTTGGCCAAGATGCCAAGGTCATGCAAGGATATTTAAAGGGTGACGTTGCACCATTGGATGCGCTTAAGCAATTGGGCACGGGCTATATTGCAAAGAATTTGGCCTACATCACTGTGCCGTCTGTGCTCTTGTCACTTGCTCAGTCTAACGATGATGCTCTTAAGGATTCTCCAAATTGGCAGAAATATAACTATTGGCAGATCCATATGGCTAACTGGCGGCCGGCCAATTCACTCGCAGAAGCCATGAGTGTGAAGTCTGCATATCCTTCGAACTATAGGCTTATGCCAGATGGCACACATCAGGTGAATGACGGGACCATCTATAGGATCCAAAAGCCATTTACTAATGGCATTCTATTTGGCTCTGGCATTGAGGCTGCAATGGAGGCCTTTCAAAAGAAGGATCCGGGGGCATTTGGCAGCTTTGTGAAGACCGTGGGTCGATCTCTTATTCCAGATGCCTTGCCTACAGCAGTTCAGCCTCTAGTTGAGCAGGCTGTGAATCGGCAGATGTATACAAATACGGCGCTGGTGAGACAGTCGATGGAAAATAAACTTCCTGAGATGCAGTATGACCGCTACACATCTGAGACAGCCAAAGCTTTGGGCAAGGTTTTATCATATGTTCCGCTTGTTAGAGACATCGGACCATCAGATGCGAAGCTTGATTCCCCGCAGGTTCTTGAAAACTACATTCGAGGATGGAGTGGCACACTTGGATATTATGCCGTTAACGTCATAGACAAAGGTCTAAGGGCTGCTGGCATTGCGCCTGACGTCGTAAAGCCGGTAGATACGCTTTCCGATATTCCATTTGTAAAAGAATTCACGATCAGATTTCCAAACGCGAAACCACAGAGCATTTCGGACTTTGAAGATCGCTATAAACAAGCGTCCCAGGTTCAGGCCAGCATTAAAGCCATGGCCCAGCAGGGGAACATCGTAGAGGCGAGAAGGTTAATGGATAAGTATTCGATTAACATGGATAAACTCGTTGGTATTGATAAAGCGATTCAGAACACGAACATGGCGATTCAAAAGGTCTATCAGGATCCGGGCATTAATCCAGTCCAAAAGAGGCAGCTTATTGATACGATGATGTATCACATGGTGTCGGCCGCGAAGTTTGGGAATGCTCAGATGGATGAGTTTTCAGAAATGGCTAAGGCTAAAAAGACGGCGGGGCAATAGATGGGACTATCAAGCACAACAAATCGGGTTTCTTATTCTGGTGACGGCTCCTCCACCATCTTCTCATTTCCCTATTACTTCTTTAATCCCCAAGATCTCGATGTTTATGCCTTTGATACCGGCTCATCGATCATCTACCCGCAGGTTCTAAATACGAACTACACGGTGGGCGGCACCGTTAACCAGCAGGGCGTTTACCCGGCCGGTGGAACGGTCATTCTGGCCTCTGCTCTTGCCACCAACTTGTCTTTGATTATCGTTAGATCCCCAAACCCGGTTCAGAACTTCGCTCAGCAGCAAAATAGTCCGGTCAACTCTTTAGCCCTAGTCCAGCAGTTTGATTACCTAACGGCCCTGGTGCAGAGGCTTCAAGACGATGTGAACAAGTGCATCCAGCTGCCAGACGGGCTTGGCTTCGTAACTGGCAACGTTCAATTCAGCTCAGTTCTTCCTCAGGCCATTGCCCTTCCTGGCGTCTCTGGTGGAGCCCCACTGTGTGTGAATTCCGGGGCCAACGGTTGGGCTCTTGGGTTAGTTGCGACCGGCCAGAGCGGCGCTATTGCGTATGCGGGCACGCTGCCGGTTACTTACGGCGGCACTGGGCAGAACCAGCCGTTGACTCAATATGGCGTTATGTATGGCGCATCAACCATGGCAATGGGAGAAACGCCGGCTGGGCCAACTGGATATGTTTTAACTGGTCAGGGATCGAGTGCTCCGCCAGTTTGGCTACAGCCCAATATAGGCTCTGGAAGCTTTATTGCTGGTGTTTTACAAGTATCGGCCGGCGGCACCGGGAATAGTTCTTTTGGCCAGGCTTTTCAGCTTTACGGCATGAATTCTGCTGGGACTGGCTTTGAATATAAGAACATTTTTGTTAACTCGGCTGGCACAATGACTGTGCAGGCAGGCCAGCAGATTATTTTACCGTCTGGCACAACAAGCCTTCCTGGAATAAGTTTTTCAGCAAGCCCAGGGACGGGCTTTTCTATCTCTGCCTCAACGGTCGTATTTAGCCAGAACAGCAATGCTGGGATTCAGATGGTTGTGTGCTCTGGTGGCCAGGTCAATTTTGGCTATAACACAGTTGCCGGCACGACGAATGCGAATCCATTTACCGCTCAGGGTAACTTTAACGGCGTAGGGTTATTCCAATACGGCAACGCCAGTGTTTCTCCAAACTCAGTCACTGCCTTTCAGATTATGAATGGTGTGTTTTCTGGCAATAACGCGACAGAGATAGGCAATGCTGCCAACCTGAGCTCAGGTTATTTTTCTGGCGGCAGCTACGTCTCTGCCACAGCGTTTCAATCAGCACTATTTCTCCTCTCAGAGAACGCTACTTCTGGATATATAGGCTTTAACGTTGGCGGCAGGCTTTTGACGCATCAAAGGGCAGTTCTATCTGCTTCGTCATTTCTGCTTACTGGCGGCGTAAATCTGGTGATGACGGCATCATCCAGTGGAAACATATTTACTCAGACTATTTCTGGATCTTCTGCAAGCTACGGCATTGTATGGCCCTCTTCGCAAGGGGGAGCAAATACAGTTCCAATTAACAATGGTTCTGGCGGACTAACCTGGGGATCACTGGCTGCAAGTGTTGCAAACTTAAATGTTGTGACCATAACAACATCTAACTATGTCGTTGGAAGCTCCACGCAGCTGGTGATTTCAAATAGCGGAATATGCAATATCCAGCTCTTTAATCCGTCTGGAAACTCTGGTTTCGTTTTTAAGGCGATTAAGGCAGACCCAGGGGCTGGAATTGTAACGGTAACTTGCAGCAACGCTCTGTTTGCCGGACCTATTGTAAGCCCAACTATGACTAGCCAGTACCAGGAGATGGAATTCGTCTCTGACGGAACTTCGTGGCAATCAACCAATTATAACTATCAACCGGCCGGCATGAGATGGACTGCTGCATCAAGCGTTATAAGCGGGTCATTCGCGGCAGTTTCTTGGCGGACATTAGACTATGACACGTTAGGATTGATGGCTGGATCTAGTGGAATAATTACTGTTAATAGGGCTGGACGGTGGCAAATATCCGCTTGCATACAGCACACACAAACTGCTGTTGCTGGGGACAACGTTGCCATTGGTATTTATAAGAATGGGAACCAGGTTAATGTGATGACAAATGAGCTTGCGACAGGACAGGCCATTGCAACAGTTTTGATTAACGATACGCAAAACCTGAACCTTAACGATCAGATTACAATTAGAACTTTAAACGCCAACACCGCGCCTGGGCTACAGCCCGGTTCAACGTTTAGCTGGGTGAGCATGTCTTATCTAGGCCAATAGCGTGGAGGAGCTCTTAAAGGGTGAGCACGTCATTTTGGGGTTAGTGCTAATACTGGCCCTGCACCTTGTAAGAGAATTTTGGAAAGACAAAGAGAAGAAAACCGATGAGAGCTTTAAGCAGTCCGCCAAGGAGTTTGACCAACTAAAGAATAAGTTTGATCAGTTTGAGGTTAAACTAGAAAGATTTTCTACCCTTATCTCGTCTTACATGGAGACGACGATTTCTCTTAACGACAAGATGGACTCTGTCGATAAGAAGATTGAAGAGCTCATGCACTTTCAAATCGAGATAAAGACCTTGAACCGGATGAGGGGAAAGAAATGAACCTGATGAATATTTGCAGCACTCTGCCACCCAGCATACACCTTGCAATAATCGTTCTCACATTTGCGTGGGAATATGTGATGGGAAAGACCAATTTTGGATCAACCATCGGCATGGTTTTAGAGCACCCATTAAAATACATCTGGTCAAAGATATTTCCTAAGGCTGCAAGTGGACTTAAGTAAGGTTTTAAGCATAGGCATTGGTGTTCTGGCTGCTTGGGTGGGGATTTTGGTCTTACGTTTTAACAAGTCTCAGGTCAAAATAGCCAAGCTAGAACAAAAGGAAAGCGATGATGAGGTCACCCAGAAGGTTCATGTGGAGTCTGATGCTAAGCTTGACGCTGATCTCTCTAAACGCCTGGGGAGATGATCTTCCAAGGCCCGATTTTAAGTGTCTAACGAGGGCTGAGAAAGAGCAGATAGAGATCGCATTTGAGCAGAATGATCAATGCCACAAGTCTTTAGAGAACGTGAAGGCTATTGTAGCAGATGAGATCGATTGGACATATCTAACCGGCGCTTTGATTTTGGGAATATTAGGCGGCATGGTCATTCAGGCACAGCTTCATAGGTGACAGGTGGATCTGACATTAAGAAGGCTTCAGTATAGGCAAGACGGCATCTTCTCAGAGCTATTAAAAGATGACGGGGAACAATTTTGTGTCACCATTGAACACGCCTATCCACAAAATGGGCATGGTTTTCAGCCCAAACTGCCGGACGGGGTTTATGTCTGTGAGCGTGGAGAACACCGGCTCGAAGGCATGTATAAGCCCTTTATCACGTTTGAGATCATGAACGTTCCTGGACATACAGGAATCTTATTTCATGTCGGAAACTTCAATAACGATTCGAATGGTTGTGTGTGTGTTGGTGAGATGATCGGGCAAAATCCTAATGAGAACGGCGCTCAGATTATCTTTAACTCGCAAAGGACGTTTGATAAGTTTATAGCGCTTCAAGAAGGACTTAATTCATTCGTACTTACTGTGGACTAGCCCTCCACCTTGTCGTCATACAAATTATCATTGAGACGAAAGCATAGTCTGATGGCGAATCCGCCAAAATAAAGAAGCTTCTCAGAAACCTCAACGGCGCAAACTTCATGAAGTATGTGCGCCGCTTCTTTGATGGTCTTCTCGAAATCTTTCAGAATCTTCTTTTCGTCCTCATTCATTTGAGCCATGCAATCTCCCTTGCAGTGATCTTCTTCATGGTTGAGAGTCCAGATATAGCCTTCCATAATCTACAAAATCCCGCATTTTCTTAGAAAGTGGCTGCTTAGTCATAGCCCAATCCATGTAAGATTGAACCTGCGCGGGGCCAAGTTCTTTAAGGCTTTTGCCGGTGTGTTTACCAAAGCCAAGCTTATAATCAGCAGGATTCAGAAAGTCGGCCGGGGATTTAATGGCATTACCATGTTCGCTAGCAGCTTCCGGCCAGGGCGGATCATCAACCGGCCCAGATGGCGGATAGGCGATCTTAGAGGCTTCAATCTCAGCCCGCTCTCTTGCGATCCTGGCGTCTTTAAAGGCTTGTGGTTCAGCGTCTAGCTCAGCCTTGGCTTTGACTAGGTTTGTGACTGAAAAGCTGCCATCGGGGCTTTTACGAGCTTTATCGAACACCTCTTTAGGCATCGGTGCTTTTGGAGCCTCTGCAGCCTGACCATCGTCATCTTCGTCACTGGTAATGCCTATTAGCGAAGAGATTGAATAGCGCCTTGCATAAGTTAGGGCAGAACCAAATGCCTGGGGCTTAACTGTTGAAGGATCCGCCATAGGATACCAAGTGTGAATGCTTTCTCCACTCGTGTGCATAAGAGTCGTAATCAGGCCAAATCCCTTGTGCTCATCACTTTGAAGAGAGTGCGTTATAATTAAGCCTTGGGTGGCAAGAGGAAGTTTCACAGCTTCAATCACGCTAGATAGGTCAGCATAAGCATATTTAGTTCTCTGGCCATTGTAAGTGAAGTCGACCTTACGATCTTTAACGGGTGGTTTAATCTCATGCAGTGCTTTAGCAAGTGCTGTAACTAGATCTTTCATTTATCCAACTCCCTTAATTAGTTTCTTTCCCTAGATTCCCTTTAAGCAATAGGGTGCCCCCTACCCCCATGGATAGTTGCCCTATTACTAAACTGGCTCAAGAAAGATTTCTCTCTTTCCCTGAGTTCCCCCCGTTTAGATCTGTTTGTCTTAACGAGTTCGGTCTAAGTCTTAGGACAAGCCTGGACTTAGACCCGGTGCGTGTAGCGTACAGACCACGCCTATTTCCCCTCCCCCATGCCATCGGATCTTTAAACCGTTAATTGGGGTATCTTGGCCACCGGCTGTTGACTCGAGTCTAATTGGAATGTATTCCTAGATTCGAGTTTGTCAGCAATCCAAACTTAGCCACCCATGTCTGAAGAGTCAATCCTTCCTTGGGTGGAACCTTCTAATTGAAAACTCTTCTCATTGACTTATTGAACCAAGGTGTCATAAATTCAGAGACGAGGCCTTATGATGATTCAGGCCTATTTGCAAGCTTTACAGGATAAGCTTTACGGCAAGTCTGGGTACGTGGAGATGCCAGTTGAGCAGCTCAAAGAAATCCTAGAGCACATAGATTCACTTGAACGTGCCCTAGCTGACGTATTACGAATGACGTATGAAAAAGAACCAAGAAAGCCCCTGGATACCCGAAGCTGGTGAGATAGTTTTCTGGATGCCACAGAATAAAGCACAGGGCTTTCCCAGGCCTCGCAGGACCGCTGTCGTCAAAAGGGTGCATGAAGATGGCACCATCTCCCTAAAAGCTTCTAGAGACCCAATTAGGCGCATTAAAATGGATTTTATTAGGCCCTATGATCCTCGTGGGTGAGTTTGAGATCTCTGGCCTGCCTAGAACCATCAACCAGATCGGCCGGGCGCACTGGGCCATTAAAGCCAAAGAAGCCAAGCTCTGGAAGTACCTAGTCCTTGAACAATGCGTTTATCATAGACTTGTTGACATGAGGCTTCATAAAGCAGAGCTGGAGTTTACGAGGATCTCAAGCAGAGAGCCTGACTTTGATAACCTAGCCAGCAGCTTTAAACACGTCATGGATGGTCTGGTGATGGCTAAGGTCATCATCGATGATAAACCATCCGTCATCGGCAGCCCCACGTTTAAGTGGGAAAAGGCCTCGAGAAAAGAAGTGAGAGTAAAAGTCAGGATCTTTAAGCCGGATTAAGCTTAGATCTGACCCGATCAACCACTAAATGATAATGCTTCTCATCTAGCTCTGATAGCCTATAGACGCCGAAAGATCTAATCAAATCTTCTGCAGCGGTTGGTCCTTTGATCTCATAGAGCTGGATAATGGCTTCGCGGGCCTCTTGGTAAGAAACCTTATCAACGGGGGGTTCGACAAATCCCCGGCCCTTGCCTAAATGCTCTTCTGGCGTCATCTTTGGCCTGCCAAGCCTTCCTTCAGCCCGGGCGATCTCACTCTTTATGGACCGCTTAATCTTCCTCACATAGTTCATACAAACTTGGCCCCGGCCGTTTGCTTAGATCTAAACTCTACGATCTTCAAACAGAGATCCTTAAAATCCTGCTCCATGAAGTGCTTAAACTCTTTCTCGTCATACTGATTTGCTTTAGGGTCATTGACCTTGCGGAACGTATCATCAGCAAGCATCTTGCCATTTAGCACATGCCTATGCTCGATGTTGATCTTCATCGTCTCAAGCCAGCAACCAGTCGATTCGCCTATCGCCTTCCAGAGATCATCAATAAAGTAATGCTGCAGGTTACGAGGAAAAATAGGAAACCTGGCAATATCAAGCAAGGGCTTAGACCAGGCCGTAAGGCCCACTATTCGATAGCCAAAGTTCCAGCTGCCATCGTTAGTAGAAAGCATATTAGTGCCGTCAAGCATCTCTTCCGCACGCTTATCCCACTCGTTAGTTATGCAAACATGGTCATCATTGAGTAAACCAATCCACTTGTTCGTATCTGAAAGCTCACGCCACACGAACCTGCACTTATCACCCATACTAACAGCAGAACCAGTATCACGCATGATCCAATCACCCGGCATATGCGCCATCTTAATCGTTTCATACTCTGCCCGATTCCTTGCCATATCCTCATGATCAATCAGCACATAACCAGCAACTGTCGCATTCGTAGCCTTATAAGACTCAAAGAATCGCTTTAGTAAATGGGGCCTATTTAGTGTTGGAAGAAGAATCATGCGCCAATCCCATCTGTAAATACGCCATCTTGTTTAGGTATATGCGTGATTTGCGCCATCTCTGGTGTGTAAACCATACTGCCTACGTGTGAAATAATGACATTGGTGTCGAGCATAACTGGGAAACCAAGCTTGCGGGCTCGCTCGCACATGCTCCAATCCTCACTCATGTATTTTTTATACATTGGTTTGGTATCGAACATGTCCCAATGGGTGTGAAGGTGTCCGGTGGCTGGATTTGGATATTGATATTCTTCTGTTTCAGCTGCACAGGCTAGCAATAGCTTTCTAGATAGGCACATAAACGCAGTCCCAATAAACCCAACAGGCACAAACTGTGACTTATGGCCTTCTCTCATCTTAAGAAGGCTATCCACCGACCTGATCCGGTCTTTATAGAAGTGCTCATCATCTTGAAAGGGCAAATAATTAAGCGAAATAGGCAACACCTTAACAGGACACGCGCCGGCTACGATGTCATAAGGCGCATGAAGCACGGATCTGAATTGATCCCAAGTAAACCTAGCGTCCGCATCAATAAAGAATAGCTTATCCCAGCCCTGCCTTATGGCTACGGCTGCAATGTGATTTCTCCCACGGCCAAGCAAAGATTCTTGCGCCAGAGTATATAAACCAATCTCATAATCCACTAGATTCATTGCTTCTAGTTGATTTAAATAAGCTAATTGGTGCTCTGAGATAAGGCCCTGCTCTTTACCGATGCGAAGATTGTTTCTAATAAACACGTTCTTCTTCATGTCATGGACTTTTTGAAAGATATCAAATAGCGATAGCATATACTGCAGAGACACGTTGCCACCACCGGCCGGTGTCCCAATCAGCACACGAAATGGTCTCTCACTCACTCACCCCTCCAGATAACGTTTACTTGCCGGTTAATAGAATTATGATAGTGATTATTCCAATAAGAATCGGGTGGCTGAGCCGTATTATCCACTGCCACGGGGGGCACGTTCTTGTCGCGGTCTGTGATCTCGACTATGAAGCACGCGTCCGATGATCCAACATAGCGTTGCCTCTCTTGTCTGATAAGATTCTCAGCCGGCCATCTATGATCCCAAGCCCCAAAAGAAACTTGTCCCCACCAGAAATCCCAATCAGTTTCATTGAACGAGGCCAGGTAGACCGTAGGGAGGCGGTGTTGAATAGAATAAAGCCCACGAGATAGCTCTTTCCACGCAATCCCTCCGATGAAAGAATTATTTCGCTCACAACCAATTTCCGCCAATTTAAACGAATCATGCGCATATCTCATCGCCAGTGTAACAAGTTGCGGATTGGTTAAAGCTCCACGGGTCGCACCAAACGTTTCTATCTCTTCAATAACAGCGGGAAGAACACGCGGATGAGCAACAGAAACACAAGTGCCAGGATCGCTGCCAACCCCAAGAAGGCCAGGAATAGTTCCATCGCCAAAGACAGTGTCGGGTGGGCAAAAAAGCATCTTAGACTTGTTCTGAATCGAATAAGCAATCTGGTCACGTAAGCCATTTAAAAGCACCACCCCGCCATCACACTGGCTAGTCTTAACCATTCCACACCCAGCAACCCTCATCGCCTCACCCATCTCGAATAGCTGCAGAGTGAAGTGTGAATCTTTAAATAGCTGGTCTAGCTCCTCAAAGTGCTCTCTCTTGGTATAGATATTCCACTTTGTTCCACGTGGAACACTAGCTTGATTGAGTGGCCAATTCATGGACCTAAAACAAGCTCGCTTGAATAGGTCCAGATGGTGAGCGCCCCAAAACATGCTGAATAAATGAAAGTTCATTGAATGAACTACACGATAGGATCTTTACAGAGACAACATGATTTATTGATGCGTGGTATAAATAAGCCCAGCGGTGTGTAGACCCGTATCACCTAGTTTAAACAGCCGCTGGGCCTAAAAGAGAAAACAGAACTGACTAAGAATGGACCAAAACCTACCCAAACCTCTAGTTTACAAATCACCCAAAAACAAGGCAAAAATAATCATGGCTGGAAAATCAACGACTAGACTATCTCAAGAACAAGAACAGGTTATATTCGATAAGGTCTTAGAGGGTAGTAAACTCATAGACATCTCTAAACTCATAGGTTTTTCCAGATACGAGTTCGTCACCTACCGCAAAAACTTCCCCGAATTCAATGATAAACTAGAAGCAGCTCGAAATGATTACTGCGACTATCTAGAAGATATGCTCCTAGACCTGCCGACTAGATATGACTCAGATACAGCCAAACAACTCTCCACAAACATTATGAAAATCCTCGAATACCGAAACCCAAAACGCTATAGCCCTAAATTCCAACACGATATCCAAGTTACCGTAGACATCTCAGGTAGCCTAGACCGCGCAGAAAGAAGAGTGCTGGAATCGAATATAAGCAATGTCATAGCTATCGATTCAGCCAGATCGATCAAAAACGATGACGATGCGAGTTGATGCGGCCGGCCCAGTGGCCGATTAAACGCACAAAAACGGCCCGCCATTGAGTTTTAATCGAAAATGCACACCGAGGCACCAAAACGGCAGCGAATTGCAATGCAGGGCGTTTAAATCGGTGACAAAAAACGGCACAACGTGAAGGTTTTCTAAACTGGTTTTAAGGAAATGGCTTGAATGGGTGGCGAATGAAAAACGCTGGACCTATCCACAGCTAGATCCAGCTATCTCACCCATCCTGCTGTGGCAGTAGACTCATGGGTGGAAACCCCGCATATAGCGAGGCCTGTGCGGGGCGATTAATCCTGCTGCGTTTGAATATACTTAATCAAATACTTAGTCTCCTCCCAAAGCTCTCGGCCGGGTGAATCTCCAATATGGCCATAGTTAACCTCGTACCAATCCACCCAGTACTGCAGCTGCTCCAGCAATGCCGCTTTCATCTCCCACCCCCATGCATGGCCATATACACCACACGGATCTGGTTAGAAGTCACAGCCATAGATCCAGCCATGGCTATCAGTCCTGAAAAACATGCCGCAACTATCGCGGCTAAAATAATATGCTTCACGCATACCTCGCTTTGTTATGCCCACGTCTAATGGGCTGGTTATAAATACGCTCCCTGTGTCATCAACCAACACACAGAGCTAATCACAAACAATACAAACCCCCAGAAACACATAAATATAATCAGGTTATCAATGGCATCTCGCATACAAACTCCAATCGAAATACTCAATCCTTGAAGGTGGTTAAGTGATCCAGAATAGGCCCGGACAATGCGTCCGGGCCTACATGCATAACTCGTACTACTTTACTACGGCTGGTTTAACACTAAGCTTAGACGCATTAGCCATGATAAAGCTGTTCAACTGTGCGATAACTGGGAACAAACGCTCTAACTGATGCCGATAGAGAGTTACTGGAAAGCGTCCCAGCCCGTAGATGCTAATAGCACCCTTATCACTAACAGCACAGCTCAGACCGTTGCCAAGAGGGAATGTTTCCTTCTTAGGCTTAGCGGCATTAGCCTTAGATGCAGCTAATTCAGCCATTAGGCGTTGAATGGTTTGTTCTGGCGTCTCAGCGATGGTTGTTTGGGCATTACCCGTTACTGTGTTAGACATGTTAACCTCCAAGGTTAGTTGCCGGTGTCTTGCCGGTGCCGCTTTATTGCAGCTGCAAAAACACAAGTGCGAACACGGTGCCAAGTCGCAAGTGCTTGAAATCATTGGGAGTGACAAAAAATGCGCTGTCGAAATCGTGGTCGAGTGACGCAAATTGCGTCGGTGACGAAAAACGGCACCGCGATCACCCTGCTATTCATCGCTCAGCTCGCCCATAGCGCGCGATCAAACCTATGATTATGTCCTTTAACGCTGTATGACTCAGACTTATAACTATAAGTCACAGTGCTATGTTGTTGATTTCATTCGCAAATGTTCAATCTCGAGCAGATTAGTCCAGACAGAATAAGCAATGTTCAATCTCGAGCAGATTAGTCCAGACAGAATAAGCAATGTTCAATCTAGAAGGGGGGATACCCTACCCAGGGGGGGGCTGATTAGAGCCGCCTAGCCATTAGCCTACCCTGCGCCACCCATCCGTTTCATTTTTCTAGAATATTTTCCCTATAACACCAATAGTCGATGGTGCCTTTAAGGAAAAGCTTAGGGTTATGATGAATAAGATGGTTGGTCAGGTTGAGACGAAGATCAACAAGCAGATTGATGGCGCCAATGGATAGGTTTTATTCATTTCTTCTTGGGGTGATGGTTGGATATAGTGGGGTGATTTTGACCCATGTGATTTATATCTCAATCATTGCATCTCTTATTGCCACCCACTTTTATCTAAAATAGGGGATGCTTTCCAGCGCCCCTTGATTTGTAAATTTTTCGCCACCACCATATAAAAAATTCACATTTTGACGCATTTCGCCACCACGCAATTGTCTGGGTCGTCGGCCCGATTTTTGCTGGAATTTTTTGCCGCACCGAAAAACCGAAAACCAAACAACGGGGGTTTTGTATTCTGCATGATTCGTTACTGGACGCGGGTGAGAGGGCGGGAATTGAGATGGTGAAGGCAATCCTGAATGATCAGGAGCCAAACAAACTATGGAGGATCTATGAGTTCTTAGCAGAGATAAACGCAGACCAAGAGTTTTACTACTTTCATTAAATAAAAACTGACTAAGGAGAATTAACATGATCGCCAAAGAACTAGTTAAAAAGGAAATAACTGGCCTGCATCGCAATGGGAAGACCACAAACGAGAATATCTTGGTTGAGGCATTTGACATGGACGTTGTGCCAGGAGTTGAGAAGTACATTGTTTCTCACCAGGACGACGAGCTCGCAGGCATTACCAACCCAGAGGTTATAGCCAACCACAGGGTTATTTTTAACATGTGCCAGCAGGCCGGGGCTATTCCAAAGACGATCAACTTTGAAGACGGCTTTTTGCAATTCAATTGGGTTCTTCATGAAATCCGGTTCGTATCAAAATCCTATTGCCCAATGGCAGCCGAGAGTGAACTTGCTCAACTGCTGAGTGGCGAAGGACCGATGCGAGATCTTCTATAATCCTATCCCCCCAGGCCCCAGTGTTTTTATCTGGGGCCTGATTTTTAACCAAAACCAAAGGAGACAGAAATGAACATGCTAGAGTTAAAGGATTCGAACAAACCAAAGTCCGTAAAGTTTTCTGAGTATAATAATTTGAGTTTAGCTGTTGCCGATATGGCTGAATTCCAAAGCTATGTGTCTACAGAGCTTGCGACGATTGAATCAAGAAAAGAGATACTCGAAAGCGAGCTGGATGCCAGGTGGAAAGCTATTTTTGAAGCCTTAAAGCAAGACGGGGTTATTAAGCAGGATGCTGATTATGATGCCCATTCGCTTTATCTGGACAAAAAAAACGGGACCATAAAGATCCAGATGCGGGCCGGCTCATTTAAAGCTTTTTTAGAGGGTCTTGCCAAGATGGCTATCAAAGAAAAGATCAAAGTCCTTTCCGAACTTGAAGATGCTCGCGCAAATCCTGCGGCTGTTAACTAAGGGGGAGAAGGGTGGATGAAGTTGATAAGTATTTCCTCTTTGCAGCGCATGCAGGCATGGTGGGATTTCACGCCTATGAGATTTCCGAGGCTAAGGCCATTACTCTTGGACTTCTTATTGCTGCTGCGTATTTTATCGAAAGCAGTTTCGAAGTTAGGCAGTTCATTAGAACATGGAGAAAGGAACATAAAAGTGGCGGAAACGACAAATAAAGATCTATTAAAACAAGTTAAGGAGTTTATAAAAGGAGTTGGGTATAAGCCCGGCTCCTTTTTCATGTGTGGGGAAAATGCTTGCTGTAAGGAACATACGGGAGTTCAGATAAAAATTGGGCTTCCAGTAAACGATGCTTACGACAAGGCGTTCCACGCAAGGACCGTTATCGGCCGCAATATTCTTCTGACCTGGGGAGAAATAAGAAGTCATCTGCCAGATCTTGATGGCTATCTGGCAGATGTCATAAGGAGGGCATTGCACGAAGGCGAAGAGCATGAATGCGACGAATGGTTGACTATTAAGGGAATTAGGTTATTTGATCCACACAAACCAAAGGAGAAAACAAATGGAGGAACTGATTATGGAAGGAATGCCAATGTCTAGACCGGGGTCTAAAGTTCATATCGCAAACGTGTCACTAAATAAGATCAAGCTTAATAAGAATAGCAGGCTCAATATTGATCCAGAAGAGCTAGCTGGGTTAATGGCTTCGATCAAAGATGGCGGGCTTTTGCAGCCAATCGGTTTGGTTGAAGATACGAATGGAAAGTATGAGGTTTGTTATGGCAACAGGAGGTTTCTGGCTGTTTCCAAATTGGGCCTTGCCACCATCCCCGCCATTATTCATAAGAAGAAAAGCGAATCTGATGTGGACATTAAGAACCTGACGGAGAACGTGCAGAGGAGAAATATCTCTCTAGCAGAGGTGGGCAGGTATATTGGCATTTTAGAAGCCCAAGGTCTTTCGAATAAAGAAGCGGCCATTAGGCTTGGCGTGAATGGGGAATATGTGAAGCAAGCCCTTATGGCTTTTAATAATATCCCAAAAGAGTTTCAAGCCGCCCTGGCCACTAGATATGAGGGAACCAATACTAATGTTGCAGCCGGGAAGATCTCTCTTCTAACAGCCAAGACCATTATCAATGCCACCAAAGATGGGCTCATTAATGAGCAGCAGGGAAGAAAGCTCTTTAGGGCCGCTAAGTCTTCAAAGAAGTTTAGGCCAGAAGCCTTGCCTCGCTACATTGAGGCCATCGCCCACGGAGAAGAAGATTTCCTTGATAAGGTAAAGCCAATAAAAAGGGTGAGGGTTCAGCTCTTTATCTCTCAGGATGAGTATGACTCCATTTGGGCAAAGTTTATTCAGCATGGACCATTTTCATCTATTCAGTCCTACTGCATCGCTATTTTAACTGGCGAGAAGGCTGGGAAGATTAAGGTGCTTAAGGATAAGCTTTCGAGGACTCTCGATGCCAATAAGAAATAAAGAAGATAATAGGGATTATCAACGCTATTGGAATCGCGCTCTTCTGGAAAGGGAAACTCCAGAGGAGCGTGAAGAGAGATTGTCTAGAAAAAGGGCTAATGCCAAAAAAAGGAGGCTTATGCCGGGCAATAGAGATTTGGAATATCAAAGAGACCGGAGAAAGACTATGAATCTGGACGTGACGTCTCTTTTCGAAGAGGCGGCCTGGGTTTGGTATATGCCAGAAGCGGACTCTTTGGTGATTCGTCTTTTGGACCAGGTCAATAATGAGGACCACACGATGATACTGATTGGAAAGTTATGAAGAAGTATGAACTGACTGAAGAACATAGGGCTCAATTAAAGCCATGGGCAGATAAATGGATCGCTAATGCGATGTCGACAAAGCCTATGGATGATCATGATAGGGAAGAAACGAGAAAGGCGATCCGTGGTTTATATGAGGCAGCCAATCTAAAACCACCTCCTGATCATAGAATCGTCTTTGTCTCATCCCCATTTATCATGAAGTTTGCCGGTGGCTTTGCCGCAGCCATTTGGTATCTGCGAAAGAAGAAAAAACCATCTAGGGATGCGACCAGTGCTGCGACCAGTGCTGCGACCGATGCTGCGACCAGGGCTGCGACCTGGGATGCGACCAGGGCTGCGACCGAGGCTGCGACCTGGGCTGCGACCAGGGCTGCGACCAGGGCTGCGACCTGGGATGCGACCAGGGCTGCGAC